CAAAGTAAATGAACTATAAGGTGTATATACCTAGTATGAGTAGGGCTGGTAGGATCACTACTCATAAACTCTTTCCAGAAAGCACTATTGTATGTCCAGAAAGTCAAGTGAAAGACTATAAAGAATATCATGATAGTGTATTAGGGGTTCCAGATGAGATCAAAGGGATTACTGCTACTAGGAATTGGATCCTAAATAATTGTGATGATGAGTGGATGATCCAAGTAGATGATGATGCTAGGGCTTTTAGAAAGATAGAAAGAGATCAACAAAGTCATTTTACTGATCCAGAAAGAATAGATAAGATTGTGAGTAATATGTTTGTCTTGACTTCTGAGTGGGGATTAAAGTGTTGGGGGTTGGCTATGGCAACTGATCATAAACACTATAGAGAGTATTGCCCCTTTGTAACACAATGTTCTATAGGGGCTAATATTATAGGGATCATAAGAAATCCCTTAAGGTTTGATGAAAGACTTAAAGTAAAAGAAGATTATGATTACTCAATGCAACACATTTATAAATATGGTGGGGCTTTGAGATTTAATAAGTATGGGATTGATGTGATCCACCTTACTAATAAGGGGGGTTGTGTTGATTATAGAACTAAAGATACTGAATTAGAGGCTTATGAGATCTTGTTGAAAAAGTGGGGGAAGAATGTTGTTAGGAAACAACCTAATCATAACTTCTGTAAAATGAGATCACCTAGAAGATCAAGTGTCTAATCGGATTTAAAATCGGAGAATATCGGTGGCTAAGGGAAGAGATCAAAGTGGAAAGTTTACTAAGGGGAATACTTATGGTGGTAAATCTACTGGAAGACCTAAGAAGAATTATTCTATTCCAGATCTACTAGATAAGATTGGTGAAGAAGAGGGAACTCTTGAGGGAATAACTAAACTAGAAGTAGTCTTGAGAAGTGTATATAAGTATGCTTTAGAGGGGAAGTCTTGGGCTGTGCAATTTATTGCTGATAGGACTGAGGGCAAACCTCATCAGACTATAGGGGTGAAAGATATTACTGATGAACCAATAAAGGTCTTTGATTTTGATGAAGTGGAAAATTGATCCAACTAGAAAATCCATACTGGATGATGATCATAGATACAAAGTCTTATGCTGTGGGAGAAGATGGGGCAAATCCTATTTCTCTTTTATGTGGTTGCTTTCAGATGAGATCAAGGCTAATGAAAGAAGATGGATCATCTATCCAACTTATAGACAGGCTAAGATGGTTGCTTGGGGTTTACTTAAATCTATCTTTAAGGAAAGGCAAGTTAAGATCAATGAGAGTGAGTTGTCTGTGATCCTAGAGAATGGTGGTAGAATAGAATTAAAGGGGGCTGACAAAGAGGATAGCCTTAGAGGTGTTAGTCTTGGATCAAAGGGAGGTAATGCTGTAGTGTTGGATGAATATGCTTATATGAAACCTAATGTTTGGTCTGAGATTGTTCAACCTATGTTGGCTGAAACTCAAGGGAAGTGCCTATTTGTAGGAACACCAAATGGGATCCAGAACCACTTCTATGATCTATATGTAAGAGGTCAATCAGATGATAGTGATTATAGATCATGGTCATTCACTACTCTAGAGGGTGGATTTATTCCAGAAGAAGAGATTGAGAGTGCTAAAAAGAATTTGGATGAGAGATCCTTTAAACAAGAATATTTAGGATCCTTTGAAGTAAGTAGTAATGTGTGTGCTTATAATTTTGATAGAGATCATCATGTAAAAGAATTGGAGATCTCTAGTAGGCAATACTGGGGTGTGGACTTTGGGGTTGCTAGTTATATGACTGCTGTATTGATGTGTGAATATACTAATGGAGATGTTTATGTATTTGATGAGATTGGACTACAGAACTCTAATACTTTTGAATTGGCTGATCAAATGAAGAATATTTGTAAAGGACTTCCAGTATTTCCAGATCCAGCAGGGAAAGCAAGGACTAGTAATTCTACTAGATCTGATCATAGGATCTTGCAAGATGCAGGATTTACTATTATCAGTAGAAAGAGAAATCCAACTCAGAAAGATAGACTGAATGCTTTGAATAAGAAGTTGCAAGATGCTAATGGGAAGAGAACTTTATTCATTCATCCAAAATGTAAAAACTTAATAAGAGATCTAGAAATGACCACCTTAGATAAGGGTAGAATATTAAAGACTGAAACTTTATCTCACCACTTAGATGCTCTTTGTTATCCCATAGAATATAAGTTTCCATTAATGAATAACTTTGTAGAGAGTATCAAATGGTAGAGTTCATAGTAGGGCTTATGCTGGGTATTAATCTCTCTATAGCAGGAATGTTAATATGGGGCTATAATCTAGAAAAAAGAAGAGATGAGAGGCTGAATAAGGCTCTTAAAGAATATAACAATCTTCTAGATGGAATGATATGTGGGGAAGATCAAGAAGAAGATAAATATGAAGATTTAAAGAGGTATAAATCATGATCATAACAAATTTAACAGAACAAATGTTGCACCAAGTGTTGATGGATAAGATTGAGGATCAACACGATAAAGAGATGGAGAACAGAGAAAGATTATTAGATTATTATGAGGGCATCAATCTAGAAAAAGATATTGAGAAGTTCTTTGATAGTGATAGTCTAAGTAGTGTTCCACCAATGTATATCAATCTAGTAAGAAACATTATATCCAGAAGAACTCTTGTTTATCAAGATCAACCTGCTAGGATGAATGATAAATATAATGAGATCATAGGGGATTTTGATAGTGTGATGAAACAATTTGAACAATTAGTATATCTGCTAGGAACTGAGGGCTTATATACTTTCTGGGATGAAGAGGCTAAGATCTTAAGATATAGACCTATTCATTTCTTTACACCTTATTTCTTACCAAATGAAGATGAGCCTTTCATGGTGATGTGGCAGGCTGAAAGTCAATATATGGCTAGATCAGAAGAGGCTCAGTATATGGTATGGAGTAGAGATACTGCTGATATGGAGGGTAAGCATTTTATGATCTCTCAAAGTGGTAAGATCACTTCTCTAGTTCCAGATGATAGAAATCCTTATGGTGATATTATTCCATTCAATATAGGTCATCGCCATGCTTATTGTAGAGATTTCTTTAGAGAGGGTGCTAGTGATCTAGTAAATGGTATGAGAAATGTAAATATCATGCTTACTGAGATGAGTTTATCTGGGAGGTTTGCTTTGGGGCAACCAACCTTTACTGGTTTGGATACTGAGGCTAGGATCCAGATGGGGCAGGACAAGGCTTTGGTTTTACCTGAAGGCTCAGATTTCAAATATGTAAGTCCTAATGCTGATATTAATGGTATGATGGAGAGTGTAAGATTTGCTATTGATAGTATTGCTCAAGCAAATAATGTGAAGATCAACTGGACTAATGATCAATCAGAAAGTGGATTATCTAAGAAGATGGGTCAATTAGATCTAATGGATGCTTTAAGATCTGATACTGAACAAATATATAGACCTTTTGAGAAAAAGCAATTTGATATTGCTAGAAGAGTTGTTGAAGTATCTGGTGGGATCCAGTTGGGTGATCAGTTTAGTATTGATATGTCTGAACGAGAAATACCAATGAGCCAAGATGAAATGATCAAGTATTATGATTGGGCTTTCCAAAATAATTTAGAGAGTAGGCAATCTTACTTAAGAAAACATAATCCAGATCTAAATGAAGATGAGATCAATGGAATAGTAGATCAGTTAGATCAAGAAAATCCACAAGAGGCTACTGGTAATAGTTTATTAGATAGATTGGAGAATATAGGTGGCTAGAACTGATTGGTATATAGATGAACTAAAAGATCTTCAGATGGGTTTATTTAAGAAGATAGAGAATATCTTTAAAGTTAGAACTCAATTAACTGATACTGAGGTCATGCTGTTGGCTAAAGAAATAGACTTCTTTGATCAATTAGAAAGAATGGGATATAATAAGATCTTAATTAGGATGCAGGGTCAATATGAAGATGAAGTGGCTCAGATCTTCTCATCTTTAGGGGCTAGTAGAATGTCTAGGATCCCTATGGATGCTGTTAGAGTAATGGATGATCTAATTGCTTTTGAGATGGATTATCTGGCTGATAGTGTAAAGGTATATGCTAAGGATCTAAAGAGGGCTATGCTAAGAGGGATTGCTACTGGTCAATCAGATAGGGTGATCATAGAGAGTATGAAAATTCAATTTGGGGCTGGTAAAGGGATTAGTGGAAGAGAGGCTCAATCATTATTGGGAGATGCTTTTGCTAGATTTAGTAATTCTACTC